GAAAGAAAAAAGACGACACATTTTTACCAGTGCTTTATGAGCTTGACGCTCGCGACGAATGGACTAACCCGCAAATGTGGATTAAGGCAAACCCAGGACTCGGAAAAATAAAGCAATATAAAACTCTTGCAAACTTCGTTGAGAGGGCGAAAAATTCACCCGCAGACTTACCAGGTGTATTATGCAAGGATTTTAACATACGCGAAAACGAGAGCAATGTTTGGCTTTCGTTTGAGGAAATAAAAAACAACGCTACTTTCGATATGTCGGAGGTTTACAACACATACGCTATCGGAGGTTGCGACTTGTCGGCAACGACAGACTTAACAGCGGCAACGCTACTTATTCGCAAACCAGGCGACAAAACGGTATATGTTATACAACAATATTTCCTACCGCAAGCTCGTATTGAACACCTCGAGGAAAAAAACACAAACGAGGCGCCGTATCGCATATGGGCAGAGCGAGGACTACTAACAATTTGTGACGGAAACCGCGTTAATTTTAGTGATGTAACGGCGTGGTTTTGTCAAATGCGCGACGAGCATAAAATAGACGCTTTCAAAGTCGGATACGACCGAGCATTAGCGGGATATTGGGTTGATGAAATGAAAAGCAACGGCTTTACAATGGAGCCAGTGGCTCAAGGTGCTTTCACTTGGAGTCAACCTATGCGAGAAATGGGAGCGGCTCTTGCAGATAAGCTCGTAAACTATAACGACAACCCTATGCTTATATGGTGCTTATCGAATACAGCAGTTAAAAAAAGCGGACTCAATAATATACAACCAGTAAAGATAACAGACAAACGCCGAATTGACGGAGCGGTATCATTGCTTAACGCTTGGGTTATCTATGTAAAATATTTCGACGACTATATGTACAATGTGGGGTGAAAAAATGAAAGAAAGACGAGGACTATTTGAGGCGATTTTCGGAAAAAAGCAGCCGCAAAGCCTTAACGGCTATTCCGAGTATAAGCTCTTAAATAGCTATCAAAGCAATTTTATACCTTTTAGCGGTAACGCTTGGGAGGTTAATACTGTAAGAGCGGCTATACATTCTTTCGCCCGCAGAGCGGCACGAGTGCAGCCGCGACATATCCGAAAAGGCGACGGAAAGCTACAAGATGTAGAGGGCAGCAATCTTAATTATATTTTGCAATATCAACCTAACCCTCTAACTACCGCTTATAAGTTTTATTACCGCGTAGCGGCTCAATACAAGCTATACAATAACGCTTTTATTTTTCCAGTATGGAACGAATACACGGGAAAACTTGAGGCTATGTATAACATTAACGCCCAGGAAATAAAACTACTCGAACACAAAGGCGAGCTCTTTTTGAAATTCCGCTTTTACAACGGGAAAACATACACTTTTCCGTACACGGATATTATACATATCGGCTCAATGTTTGCCGATAATGAGCTTTTCGGTAGTAACAACGAGGCGTTAATGCCAGTTTTGAAAACCGCAAATACTTTCAATCAATCAATGAGTAAATTTGCGGAACTTGTGGCGGTTGTTCGAGGCATTTTGAAAGTAGCAGCCTCAACGAAAAACGAGGACTTAAATAGCCGCCGCGACGACTTTATACGAGATAACCTCAAAATGGAAAACAACGGAGCGGGCGTTATTGTTACTGACAACAAATACGATTATACACCTATCCAGGACAAGCAAACCCCTTTACCACAGGGGCAGCTTTTGTATATCAAAACGGAGATTTACGATTACCTCGGAACTAACGAGGCTATCGTGCAAAATAAAGCAACTCCCGAGGAGGAGGACGACTTTTACGACGGAGAAATCAAGCCGTTTTATATGCAGCTTGAGCAGGCTTTTACAAATTGTTTCTTTACCCGCAAAGAGCGCGGCTTTGGTAATTTGGTTGTCGCAGAGGGAAACAAGCTGCAATACGCCAAACTTTCCGACAAGCTCGCAGCGGTTAAATATTTGTCCGAAATCGGCGGTTTAATGCTTGACCAGGCATTAGTAACGCTCGGATTTCCTCCTATTGGCGGCGAGGAGGGCAAACGCCGAGTACAAACGCTCAATATGGTTAACGCCGACAAAGCAGACGAGTACCAGTTGGGCGACAAAGGTAAAGAAAACACACCGCCCGAGGATAATACAGACGACGGAGAGAACAGCTCCGCGCCTACTGCGTCCAAAAAGGGCGAGAAAAACGGAGAGGAGGACGAGTAAATATGCCTTATAAACCAAACGAAAGAGAGTATAGAGCGGCTGCACCGTTTACAACTCTTGACGACAACGACAGCCAGGAGCTCATATTGAGAGGTACACCTATTGTATTTGATACGCCTACCGTAATTTGTGAAATTGACGGAGTGCAGTACAAGGAGGTTATCGCCCGCGGAGCTCTCGACGGCTGCGATATGTCGGACTTTATTTTTAACCGCAACCACGGGCAGAACGACGCGACGGTATACGCTCGCACTCGTAACAAGTCCCTTGATTACTCGGTTACTGATAGAGGGCTCGACATTGCAGCGCACCTCGACAGCGAGGATGAGCGACACCGTAATTTACACCGTGATGTTGTAAAGCGCCGCGTAGACAAAATGAGTTTTTCGTTTATTGTGAAGGAGTGCTCGTATGACAGAGAAACCCACACAAGAACGATAACTAAAATTAAAAAGCTGTTTGATGTTTCGGCGGTGGATTTTCCCGCATACAACGAAACAAGCATTACAGCGGCAAGGAGCTTTTTTTCGGAGGAGCACGAAAAAGAGTTTAAGGCGTTGGAGGAACGCGCGCGCCGTAGAAAACTAATAGCTTTGACCTACTGTTAAACCAAACGAAAGGAATTATCACTATGAAATTTATTAAGCGTATGAAAGAAATTAACGACCGAAAGGCAGAGCTCCGCGCTATGCTCGAGGGAAGCGGCGAGGTAGACTTTGACGCAATCGAAAAGGAATTGCGCGACCTCGACAGCGAGTTTAAGGAACTCGAAAAGAGAAAGGCAACTATCGAGGGTATCAATATGGGTACTATCCCTGCTAACGAGATTGATAACCCCGTAGCAGCAAGAAACGATACCGCAAACGACACGGAAAAGGAGTACCGCTCTGCTTGGCTCCGTAGCGTAAGAGGACTTGAACTCTCCGAGGTAGAGGCAAGAGCACTTACTACAAATACCGCCTCTGCGGGCAGCGTGGTACCTACTATTACACAGAATAAAATTATCGAGAAAGTAAAGCAGTATTGCCCTATGCTCGATAAAATCGACTTGCTTTATGTGCCCGGCGGCGTAAAGGTGCCTGCGGAGGGTACTACTACAGACGCAAAGACTCACGCAGAGGGCGCAGCAATTACAGCCGACGCAGATACTCTCGTAGAGGTTGCATTGGCAGGCTACGAGGTTACAAAGCTCGTAACTATTTCAAAGTCTGTTGAGAAAATGTCTATTGACGCTTTCGAGAATTGGCTTGTAAACAAGATTGCCCGCAAGATTGCGGAAAAAATCGGCAATCTTATTATTTACGGTAGCGGCAGCGGTGAGGCGCAGGGTATCGACAAGATTACCTGGAACGGCACTAACTCCGTAACCGTAGCAAAGGCAGGCTCTCTTACCGCTGCAAATGTGCAGGCAATCGTAGGTATGCTCAACGGCGGCTACGATAACGGCGCAGAGTGGCTTATGAGCAAAACTACTTTCTTTGCTGATTTCCACCCTCTTATGAACAACAGCAAGGATAATATCGTTACAGAGGATAACGGAGTATATCGCGTTATGGGTTATCCCGTTAGCTTTGACGATAGGGTTACTCTCCACGAGGCATACCTCGGAAATATCTACAGAGGCTATCTCGGCAATATGCCCGAGGAAATCAATGTTACATCACAGTTTGTAACTCGCGAAAACGCCTACGATTTCCTCGGCTGCGCTATGTTTGACGGCAAGGTGCAGGCTGTAGAGGCATTTGTTAAGCTCATTAAGGCTACTGCCTAATTGTTGGAGGGCTAAACTATGGCGAATATTTCGGAGCAGTATGTTTATAGTAT